TCTATTTGCCTTGGCAAGTTTATTTGCCCAGATCATATCTTCAAGATTTACTTCCTCACCATTTACAATGCGTGAGCAGATAAACTCAAGTCTGAGTCTGTATTTTGTAGATAGCATATAGAACTATTGCCTTTGATGTATTTATTTTAAGGGATTACCATTTTTATCTACTAAACCAAGTTTTCTAACTTGTGAAAGGTTAGATTTTTCTTGCTTCTTTAGTTTTTTATATTTTTTAATAAGTTTATCAACCTCACCTTTTGAAATATTGACTTTAAGTTTGTCTTCATTTTCTACAAATCCAAGACCTGCTTTCTTTGTTTCTTCCTTAGCATCAACATATTCATTAATTACATCTTGAATTTCATCTCTAATGATGGAGTTAATTTGTTTCTCCAATTCTTCATCAGCATTCATTTTTTCTTTTCCTCAGGACCTTTATTGCCCCACATCTTGGGACTTACTCTTCCTTCTGTTTGGTCAAATCTAATGAAATCTTTTTTATACTTGTCATAATAAAAATCAAAAAGATCAACCTTTTTACTACAGTTAGTAACATCATAAGTCACTTGTCCATCTACAAGATATTGCACAAGGTAAGATGTATAAGGGAGTTTTTTATCATTAGCAAGTTCAGGATCACAAGCTTCATGTAAGATTTTTATACTCATCAGATTCTATCTCCCCACTTGATATCAGGAAATGCAGATTCAACAATATCCTTTTTCAATTTGTATTTTGACTCAAGTTGACCATCCTTAACAAGACAAATAATCTCTGCCTCATCAGGATGAAGACCCTCAAGTAATTGAATGAACATACTCTCTCTACGAATATTAGAGAGGGAATCATTACCACCCTTTACAAAGTGATATAAGTTCTTCCATTCTTTTCTTAGAGAGGTATGATCTGTGCCCAGTGGCGCTTCATTCTTATTGTAAGGAACCTCACCCTCAGGCATGATGCTGACAGCAGAGTCATCAAAGTTCCAAATCAATACAGCCTTTAGAGCATCACACCCATATTCTTTAAGAGTTTCAATTTTTTTTGCTTTACTTCTTTGCTTACTAGCAAGAGATAAGATCTCATGAAGAAATGGATTGGGTGGAAGTTTTGTAGATGTTGCCATGTTTGTTCAAATCAATGTGGTTATTTATTCAGTCTCAGAGAAGTCCTCTGGGTTTTCAAATCTAACAGCAAGAATATCATCTGCTATGAGTTGTCCATTTTCATCAAACATTTCTGGATGTGTTGGGATGTATGTTGAGTTTCTCTCATAGACATATTCCTTAAGAAGATATCCTACCACACCACCTACAATTAGAAATAAAATTGAAATGATTGAAGAAAGGGTTAAAGTAACTGCTAACATTTTACTCTCCTGGATCTTTTTTTCTAAAGTCCAAGCAGAAATGAAAATAGAACTCAACCTCTCTGTTAAAGAAGGAGAGCATATTTCCAAACCTTACTTGAAAAGTCTTTGGAACTGTCTTCTTCCTCCTTTTTCTTAATAGTAATTCAACTCCACGATTTATTTGAGTTGGATTACTTGTAGTTTTATTTAGAGGTCCTCCTCCTTTTTCTTCCTGGTCTCTTTTCTTGCTCATACTTCCAAGCATCCTGTAGTAAATTGTACAAATAATCTTTGATCTTACGTGCCTCTGGTTTACCCAGATGACCATAACCCTCTCTCAATTGTTTGTGTTGAGAGTCATTACCACCCTCCAAATAATCTTCAAGGTCAAGAATCAAAGTATTAATCTCAGCAGCAGCAGGAGAATCAATGAATGATTCTACATCCCTCTTTGTTGCTTTAATGCTATGGAGGTATTCATACATGTTAAGCATGAACTTACCTTTAAAGGCATAATCAATAGTGTGTTCAACAACATCATACATTTGATAGAGTTCCCAACCTTTGTCCATTAAACCAAATTGTTCTCTTTAAGATATTTAACTGTTTCACTACATCCACCAATTAATTTGCCTTCCAACTTAACTCTTGGAAATGTAGAACCTGGTCCAAACTCAGCATAGAATTCTGATCTAGTAAAGTCTCTGCCCATTATATACTCAACAAATGGAAGTTCTGCTAATTGTAACACCTGAATTACCTTAGTACAATAAGGACATCCATTCTTAGAAAAAACCTTATAAGTATCAAACATTAAATGTACTCCTATATGCTGGATCTTTTTTTAATTTTTTAAAATCATCCCAAGAACAAATGCAAGTTTTGTAACCAGGATATTTTCTATCTACAATTTGAGAATATGCCATACAAGTTGGATAGTCACCTTTAAACCACACTTCTTTCTTCTCTTTTATTACTACATGTTCAACCATGATGAGGTTTAAATTCTTCCATAGGAACTGTTTTAGTTAGGTCTCTACGTGATTGATTCTTAATAATAATAAATGCATCTTTGTTGTACTTACGAGTGCCTTTAGGTGACTGCCACTTTTTATTGTAAACCTCACCTACATCAATACCAGAGATTTGGGTTCCACCAATCTCCACATCAATCTCATCATTTTCAAGATCCCAACCAAGTTCTTCAATTACACTACTGATGTCAATCATAGGATGTTACTCACTGGAACAAAATTAGATTGCACTACTTCTTGCCAATCCTTCTCAAAAATGTCCATACCCTTATCAGTAAGGATGTGATCATACATTTGTTCAAGGACTTTGGGTGGCATGGTGCAAATCTCAGCACCATTATACCATGACCTGATGGCACGTTGCACGCTTCTAATGGAAGCAGACAATACCTTTGTCCTGATACCATGAATACGATACAGTTCAGAGATGCTTCTAACAACCTCCA